CATCAATCCGTTCAGTACCGGCAACAGTACGCAGTCCATCTGGACCTAAGAATACAATGTCACCAGCAAATTCCTGAATGGTGCTACCGTTTACACATCCAATCTCACGAGTTACCGGTTGTAAAACAAAGTCAGCAGATGTGTTGCCTACCAGCTTGAAGATACGTTCTTCACAGAAGATATACAGTTGGTCACGAAACGGAAACAGTCCGGTAATTGGGCTGTCTACTGCAATGCTACCTGCACCATTGGCTACACTAAAGTCATCGTCTGTGTAGGGTGCCGTGAAGACCAGTTCTTCTGGCGTACTGGACATGCCAGCAAAAAACAAGGCATTCTTAAAACCAGTTACATATTTAGGGTCAGCAGGTGCGCCTGTCGCATTCAGGTCTGTTACGGTAGTGTTATCGTACTTACTTGCGTTGTTTGCACCATCTGCCCACACAATGTAATCTGTGCCAGCAAGGTTGTAACGGAAGAATGTATACTTACCTGCGCTAGTACGTCCGCTGTCAATCGAAGTCCAGCTACCTGTAGTACCACCTTTGTAGACACTTTCCCCTCTAGCAGCTAGGATGTTGCCCTTGAAATAAGCAGACATCAAAACTTTTTCTGTGCTAGAAGCAGTGTACGGAACTACATTGCTATTCCACTTTTCATAGCCAGAGATACGTCTGTACCCACCTCTAACGTCTGGCTCAAAGTTCTGCAGTTCCAGTGCCATTCCGGGCTGCATAGAAAACGTAGATTGGTCTAGTACCAAACCACCTTCACAGGAAAAGACGTAGGGGCTAAGTCCAGATTCGTCAGCCATTATTTAGCCCCCTGTAGGAAATATAGATACGCCGTACCTTTGTGATTGCGGAATATACGTTGAACGCACATAGCTATAGTTTCTGTTAATGAACAGACTTTGCATGTGTTTAATGCCCTCTTCAAATCGGGCAAAGTTAATGCCATACTGCTGCGCCTCACCACGATACTGATAGCCGTAGGCTGTAGCACCGTCTACAATAACTTGACGAAACTGTTCAGGAATAGTAGGCACGTCAGTTGCAGCACTAAGGGCAGTAGGTTTTACGTAGGCATCATACTTAAGTGAGTATGCTTTGTCGGGGTACGGAAACAGACCATAGTTATTGTCTGGTGTCCTGAATACATAAATAGGCACACCGCCTACGTCCGATGTGCTTTCTTGGTCAATGTAATTGTCTACGTATTGATTGTAGTCCATGACACGCAGGGTTGTACCTGCCACGCCAAGACTGTCATCTTTCGCAATACGGAATGTCTCGTAGTCTACACTGTAGATTGAGGCACCAATTGAGTAGCGTGTAGTACCAGCTACGAGTGTTTCCGTCTGTTCTTGGTGGCTAAATGACCAACCAAACTCACGTTGAAAAATATAATTGATGGCGTCATTTACCGCATTCTTACACTGCGTCTGAAACCCACGAGACGTGCTAAAGTTAGCAGCCGTTAGTGCTACTTCGTTAAAACGTGCAAGCACTTCGTTGGTGATGTCAAGGTAAGTATATGCCATCTGAAATCCTTAAAGAGAAATGAGAGGCAAGTGTGTCACGGTCTACTTCATTAGCGGCCATGTCACCAAGACCGTCAATGTTCATCAGCACAGCGAATACACGGATTTTACCGGTAGTCGGGGCTGTAGTAGTAGCTTGCAGTTCCCAGTCAAGAGTATCGGCAGTAGAGCCGATGATGACAGGAGCCGAACCGTCAGCTTGTGTAGCGTACGTACCAGCAGGAGCAGCATCGTCATCAAAGTCGAATGCAGACACAAAGCGGGTTACGTCTCCACCAGTCACACCAAGATTTGCAGTGTTACCATCAGCAGCAGCATCTGTTGCTTCAATAACTTCAAAACCAGCAGTGAGAATCATGGTGTTAGCGGGTATGGTAATCGCCTGAATGATTTCGTTAGCTTCCAAAGCCCCGCCTTTTGCTGCTACAGCAGCGGCAAAGTCAATTTCATTCTCTACGAAATACGGTTGACGACCACGCGCACCTGCGCCACGGGCGACAGATGCTAGTGCGGTAATAGTTCCAGCAGCCATAATCTATTCTCCCTTAAGCCAGATGGTATTTGGCGTTAACAAGAGCCTCCGGACGGAGAATCTTGCGGCCATACAGGTGCATACCACGAACGATGTCAGCAAAGCTGTCAGGGTCACGGTAGGTTTCGGTCTTGTTAATCTGCTCTGCAGTTGCAACAGCAGAAGAATGACCGGCAACAATCATGCCATAGTTGACAGCAGAGTTCACACCAGAGAAGGACGAACCAGTACCAACTTGCGGCAGGTTGTTGGACGAGTAGACGGTGAAGCCATGAATGTTGGTGCTTACAACGCCGTTTTGCAGACCAGAACCACCGAAGTCAGCGTTGAACAGACGAGAGTCTTCGTCTTTCAGGACTTCAATGAAAACCGGGTCAAGAACAAGCCAGCGGCCCTGCGTGTCAACATTCTGCTGGTCGAGCAGACGAGACATACGAGCAATAACTTGCAGCGGGTTAGCGTCACCAGCATCAGTCGGAGCAGCACCCGAACCCGTACGTGGGAGAATGGCAATTGCCTGACCACCAGTACCGGAGTTAAAGTCAGATGCGTCCAGCTTCATGCTCGACAGCAGTTCGTCAGAACCTGCAGTAGCTACAGCCTTAGAACCGTTAACAACGTCGTTTACGGTGTCGGCGTTAGAGTGCAGTGCGGACTGCTTGAAACCAGTCAGGTAGCCAAGAACGTCTTGGTCAAACTGGTCAGCGAGGCGGTAAGCAGCACGGTCAGAGGCGAGGCTCTGGAAGTTAACGTGGCTGTGTGCCTCTTCAATGTCATCAACCTTGAACGCAAAGTAGTTAGCTTTGTCGATGGTCAGGCTGAAGTCTTCGTCGTCAAGGTCTTGCGGCGTGATGGTCGTACCACGGGCATATGCCTTAACAGTGATTTCGGGTTCCTTGATAATCTTAACGGAATCACCCATTGCAGCAATCTCACCGAAGTAATCGGAGTTGGTGATTGCTTCACAAACAGCGGCCTTGCGGAAAGCAAGCTGCACCTGTTTGCTGTAAATGACGGGCGAAAAATTACCGTTAGGAAGATTACCATAACCACTAGCAGTAGTGAAAGCCATGATGATTTCTCCTAAATTGGCATTTTAACAGATGCAAACTCACCAGACTAATCAGAGGCTAATTCGCTATGGGTGCGTATTCTAGTTAGGTGGCCGCCCAACTATTCAACGGGCCATGCTCGTCAGGTAATCCATAAGACTGAGGTGTTTGCGGACTAGTGTAAGCAGGTAGCGAACCCACTTACACTATTGATGACTATAGTTATACGAAAAAATAACTAATTGTCAACACTTTTTTTATCTGGCTGAACCAGAAACATCATAGACAAACTTTCCAGAACGGATAGCTTCCATGATTTCGTCTGAACGCTTCTCGTATTCTTGAGGAGACATCTTCTGAACTTGCGACTCCTTGAGATACGTAGATGCTTCATTCTCTTGCGGCTTGCTGCGGCTGTTCTTTGTGGACACAGACTTTGCAGCATCCTTATCTGACTTAGGCTTTTGGGTACTCATGCCCATGTCAGCTTTATACAAATCAATTGCTCGTGCAGCAGAACGTGCATCATTGTCATTGTCATACAGCGCATCCTGTACCCACTTAGGCTGGGTCTCAGCCCACTCATGAAACTCGTCGCTGTCACGAATCTCATCAAAGTCAGGGTGTATGCGCATAAGTTCTGCTTCTGCTTTTTCTTTTGTAGCAGACAGTTGCATCTCATCAATTGCTTTGAGGCGTTCTTCCAGAGCAGTAGATTGCTCACGTGCCTTCTTCATTGCAATTGTTTCAACGATGGCTGCTACGTCGGGATAGTCAGCTGCCCACTGTTCAATGTCCTCGTCGGACTTGGGAAGTATCATTTCCTTCTATGTAGCTTCACTTAGTTGCCGCTTGAGTTCCGCAAGTTCTGTCTTGAACTCTTCGGCTTGCTTTTGTTGATGCCTACGAAGGTCAGAGTAGCGTTTCTTAAACGTTTTCTCTTCGGCTGTTGTAGGCTCCTCCGATTCTTCGGTTTGTTCCGGCGAGGCATCTTCTACTTCACCTCTTTGTTCTTTGAGCAGTTGCTCAAGTTCTTCTTCTTCCATTTTGCGTTTTTCTTCGTTAGTGTATTTACGATTTGCAAACGCAACTTTCTTCGGTGACTGCATTTCTTCAGCCATAATTTCAGCAGTTTCTGCCATTTTGGTTTTCTCCAAGTTGGGGCCAACCGTAGCCACGTCGGGGTGGGGGATTAGGTAGCCAACATATCTAGCTGTTTAACGTGAAGCTAGGCCACGCTTACGTGAACCGCCGTCAGAGGTAATATCAATTACCGACATTAGTTCACTACCAAGAACACGACCTACTGCACGAATTTGTGGAGTACCA